GTACTTGACCATATAGTCAATTGTCTATACATTTATCTTATTGGAAGGCAAGGTGCCAACCAAGGAAGGTAGTAAAAATGAAACTAATATCAAAAAGTTTTCCTTATGCCAATTGGTGTATGGATAATAGATGTGGCAATGAAAATTTCTGCCATGTATGCCCAATCTGCACTATTCATATTAAAGAACCTAATAAAAAAGGTACAAATTATACAAAACATATATCTCTAGTTCATCCTGAATTAGTTGTAACTAAGGTAGGTAACTAATATGAAAACCAAAACAGAAATGCGTTCATTAGTAAAAAATATGCGCGAGCAACTTCGATGGGTTGAGGATGCAATTAAAAATGGAACTCAACAGGATATTAATGAACTATCAGTGCAATTATCCGCAACTGCTTTATTACTTGAGGAGTGCGACTAATGAACACTCAATGGATTAAAGAAAATATATGTGATACCTGTGGCATGGTTATTACAAACAGATGGAGTAATCACAAAATCTATAAAGAATGTGAAAAAGAATTGACTAATAAAAAAGCAATTGATAATTTAACAAAGCGTGGTTTTGCAGATTATGTTCCAAAATATAAGGAGGCAAACTAATGCAACACTCTAAAAAGTATCTGCAAGTTCGCAAGGTAGCCAGGATCGGTTTCTGGCTGCTATTACTGGCCACGATTTATTTCTTGGCAACTCACATTAACTACACCGCCGACGGCTACTGCTTTAATTCAATGGATAGTTGTTACCTAAAGGAAGGTAAGTAAAATGATTTGTGAATGCGGTTTTAAATTATCTGCAAAGGCTATAACTTGCTCTAATTGTGATGAAATGTTTAATGAGGAGTTAGAAGCCTATATTGAAGCAATCGAAACTAAGGAGGCAAAATAATGAAAAACTGTACAATGTGTAAAAAACCTAGCGCTAACTTAGTTGGTCGCTGGTATCAATACGATAATGGCGAGCAGTTCCAGTGCCTAGTTTGCCCAAAGTGCGATGTTTTACATTCCAATATGTTGATGGCAGGGAGGTGAAAATATGGGCGCAATGAAAGCATTATTTACAGAAATGCAAATGGATATGCTGGCTTCAGCCGAAGTTCTAATTACCGCTAGCAATAGCAGTGATCCTGATGAAATGAGCAGGGCTATCTATGTAAGTATGAAAGTTTTAAATCCGCATCTAAAAACACTATTAGGAGAGTAATGGCTACGAAACCGCAAAGATCAGTTCGGATTGCAGATGCGATTTGGAACAAAGTTAGAATCAAAGCAGCAGCAGAGGACAAAACCGCCTCTGAGGTTATCAATGATTATTTAAAGGATTACATCAAGTGAAAATCCTTTGGATAGTTTTAACGGTGCTGGCAGCCGTTGGCAAGGGCAGGCGAGTGCTGCCCTGGGCGATCTTGGCTTACTTTGGGGGCTGGGTAGCCTTGGGCTTAGTTTGCCTCACCCGCCAGCGCCCCCTGCGCCCAGTTCCGCCTTGGATGCTTAATCTGGGCTACCAGAGTCAGGCTAAGCGGGCTTTTGCCAAGATAGACACGCCGAAGGATTTGCTTGGTTAGATACTTGACTTGTCTAGTCAGGTGTCTATACACTTATGCCATAGGGATACAAAAGTAGCCCACAAAAAGGAAGGCAAGAAAATGATCGTAATAAATGCAAAGCCAGCAAGAAGTGAATTCAAGGCACCTAATTATGTTAAGCAAGTTGGAAATACTTGGGTTGAACTTACATTAGCAGATTGCCCTAGCGATGGTGGTAAATATCAATTACTTTGTCGCAATCACGGATATTTAATTCAAGATAACAACAAACGCAGACTTTGGAAATTCGCAAGTGAAGTAATTGAATGGTGCGGTGCTTGCCAAGGTACTGATCCAAGATACAACAAATAATTAAAAAGAAAAAAATCCCTACCTCCGCCGACGGCTGGCGAGGTAGGGATTTTTTATTGGGCAAGCGCTAAGGCAATGCCCTGCTCTAAGGAAATCTTTGGTTCATAAATTAAATTCATAAGTCTTGGATTACCAACACGATACTCAACGCCAACTGGTGCAGTTGGATTAGTTTGTATTGGTGCTAAGTAACTAGCAGCGAGCATCATCATTTCTGCTAATTCAATAAAAGAGGTTGCCCTACCAGAGCAGATATTCATAACTTCAACGCCATTAATTATGGCTGCAAAAGTTGCTTGAACTACATCGTCAATATGTACAAAATCTCTTACTTGATTACCAGTTCCCCAAACAGGAAAAGGATTTACCTTTTGCCTAGCCCTAGCAACAAAAGATGGGAATGGATAATCTAAAGATTGATCGCCGCCATAACCAGAGAATGGGCGAAGGATTGTTACCTTCAACCCTTCATCTCTAGCGTATTGCGCTAGCATCTCGCCAGTTAATTTACTCCAGCCATAAGTTTGATCAGGGGTTCTAATATGATCTAAATTTATATCTTGCTCACTTAATTTCATTTTAAATCTTGCTCGCTGAAGCATTATTGGATAAGCAGCAGAGGATGAGAAATAAACAATTCGACCAGGGCGAGTTCTAAGCGCCCACTGGAATAGATCAGAATCAATCGCCAGGTCAGTGGCTACTGCCAAAGGATTACCTTCAATGGTGGCTCTGCCCCCGACAATGGCGGCTAGGTGAATGACTACATCAAAATAAGTATTATCGGCTGCAAAGAATTTGCGGGCATCAATGCCTGATTTGATATCAAAGCCGACCACTTCATTATTCTTTGTATCTAACGCTCGATGAAATGCTCGACCTACAAAACCTTCATCACCTGTAATTAGGATTTTCATTTAAGTTTAGTTAGCAGTGTTTTATATTGATCACTAACAATGTAATTATCAAAGGCTGCTTTATCGGCTGAGTAAACTTCAGGAGCATTTACCCTGGCATAATTCTCATCCATTGGCGCCTTGCCGTTGAAAGCGTGGCAATGCTCAATGATTACCTCTGGCATATATTTAATCTTGCCTAAATCCTGCCCAAGTTTTAGGTAGAAGTTATCTAGGTATAAATGGCGCAGAGTATCAGGAACTATTCCTTGCAAGGCTTCTACAATCTTACCCGACAACGCAACCGCAGTTGGTAGGGCTGAACCTTGAAATAGATCGTTGCCATAAACAATATCTGAGCCTGAATAAAGTTGTTCAACAAATAATTCATCCCAGTTGGCAGTTCTTGGCCTATGGTCATCGCCCATCCATGCAAAGTTATCAAACTCTCCAGTAAATTGGCGGGCTATGTAATTTAATGGGTAAGCCATCCCGCCAGTTTCATTATGAATCATAATTACAGATTCAACTGGTAGTTTGTAAGTATATTCTTTTTTAGTTTCATCACTAAAATCTACAATGTAAAATCTTTTAGCCTTTGTATTTGTATCTACAAAAGCCTGCTCTAGCGCAACGGCATTATCTGGGCGCCCGCGAGTTGGAATTAAAACTATTAAATCATTTTCTACCATTTGCCAACTCCCCCGCAATAGCAAAGTAAGCAGCGCCATCAATGTAATTATCAGCCTTATAGGTTTCCATTGATCTTGCTACTTTAATTAGTGCGCAAATCATAGCGCTTTGATCTGGCGTTATCTCGCAATCGAGATAAGCAGATAGAAGCCTGCTAATACGATTAAAGTTAATAGCAGGCGTTCCATAATCATCTTGCCTGTTGGTGTAAGTGAGTGCTTTAGCCTCATCTAAAATTTCCCCCCGATCCATAAGTTACTTTGAACCTAAGCCGTATTCTTTTTCTGTCTTATCAGCCCATTTTGCGGCTGGCGCGGCCAGCGCTCCAATTAGAATTGCTTGTTCTGGAGCAAGGTCAGCAGCCAGGGCTAGGCCCATTGTTATTGCTGATGCTATTACTGCTCGAAGGTAGGACTTAAAAGCAGCCTTACTCTTTGGATCTTTTAACTTAGCGATTAATTTATCCATTTTTTTCCTATTCTGTAAATGTAGGTTTGCCAAATCCTACGATGAATACTGGCAAGGATGGTTTTAACTTACCACGATTTTTAACCTTATAGGCACGAATCTTTAGGCAACACTCGCCCCCATTGCGCTGATCCCCCTTTTTATCGGCTGCCGTGTTACCCTCAACGGTAGTTACTGTACCATCGCCATTATCGCAGATTACTATTCCGATATGGGAGATGCGATCAACACCATCACTAGGAAAATCAAAGAAGGCCAAATCACCAGGTAGCGGAGTACCCACGCTAGCATCTTGCCACTTTTTATTTTTAACAAAGGCATCTGCACCTGCTTTGGTTGAAACTACATTAGGAATTTTTAACCCCGCCTGCGCTGCACACCACATAACAAAAGAGCCACACCAAGGAGCAAAATTAACTTTAGTAAACGCTCCATACTTGGTTTCATTATCCTTTGGGCCTTCAATGTAACCGACCTCAGCCTTTGCAACGGCAATAAACTTATCTCTTTGGTTCACATTCACCCCTATTATCTCTTAACTAACAACCTGTAAATTTCATCAATTCTGGCTTCTAGTCTTTCAACTTGCAAGTTAATTTCATTAATTTTATCTTTTACGCTGCTGCCCCCATTGGGTTTAAGTTCATAAAGATAACTCTTAACTAAGAATCTTACACCTGCAACCAAAAAGCCAATTAAAGTTCCAACTGCAACACAAATCGCAGCCCATTCATTAGCGGTCATTTCGTAACTACCAATACACCCATTGTTGCAGTACCTGCTGAAGTGATGCCATAAATAGGAGATTCGTGATTGTTAATTGTTAATTTATCACCATTATCCATTTTATATCCATTACTAGAAGTTACATCTGATCCACCAAGATAAATTGTTCCAGAGGATGAATGTAAATAAACTCCTTCAGCAACTGCATCTGATGAAACTAATAAAGTTGCGGCAGTAGTAACGCTTATTTGGCTTGAACTAATTGGCATATCTCTCCTTAAATCAGCCCAGAATTTTCAATAGCATCAATGGCTTCATCAATACTTTTTGTTATATCTGGGAAATCGTAAAGCATTAGAGGGCAGCGATTTCCTCAGCAGTTAAACCAAGTTTGGCTAACTTAGCCTCAGCACTTGCCTTGGC